TAAAGTAGCAATTAGAAAAACCATTGAAGATTTAACTACCAAAGAGAAAAAATTAAATGGTAGAATAAATGTGGATACCATACTATTGAGAGCATTTTAACATGAAAACAATTTTCTTTGACCTGGAAACCACAGATTTAAATCCTGTTGGTCAGATACTTAACTTTGCATTTGTCGAATATGATGCAAGTTGGAATTTTAAATCTTGCTATAGAGATAAAATAAAAATATCCAGAACCCAACTTCCTACTCCCGAAGCAATATTAGCAAATAGGGTTGATGTTATTCAGCACAATGTTGAAGCTCAGGATTCTGAGCATATTGCCATGGCAAAAATACAAAAGTACATACAGGAAATTGTAGAGTGGGGAGATACGCGGTTAATAGGATACAACTCTCATAGATTTGATGTTCCCTTTCTTAGAACTTCCATGATTAGAAATGGATTAAATCCTTATTTTGGAGGTTCCTTGAAATATGGTGATGTTTTTCATGTGATAAAAAGACTGGCTTGCGAAAATTTGGCTTTTAAAGAAAAGTTAATTAAAAGACCCGATGGTACTGTTAGCTATAGCCTAGAATCTGTTGCCAAAGCATTTAATTTGATGAATGAAACAGACACTCAAGAGCACGAATCTTTATCCGATGTAAATCTAACCGTAAAAGTGGCTAAGTATATTTCGGAGAATTATGGAATAGATGTGCGAAACTATTGTGCTTACGAGCCACTTTCCAGGTCTGGTGGGTATGATGTTGTAAAAGTTTTTCCTTATAGAGATGACAAAGGAAATAAAGTGTCAGATGAGTATTGTTACATGACTCTTTTGCAGCAAAATAAAACTCAATCTCTGTGGATAAACATTAAGCAATTTGAAGATGGTTTAGGCAAAAACTCCATATCTTGGTATAATAAAAACTCTTCGGCATTTTATGTCTCAGAATTTATAAAGGACTCAAATTGGAAAAAACGTGCTGATGTTGCCAAAAAAGAGTTGTCCAATGTAACTATAGAAAACTTTTGGCCTGAAAAAAATTGTGATATTGAGCAATTTATTTTTATGCTTCCTATAAATGAGATAGCTTCACTATATGATGCTATTTGGAGAAAAGATTTATTTTTAATTCGTGAAAATAAAAGTAAGTATGCAAGTCAATTATATTTACGATTTTTAATGAATAATTCCGATGTGGATCAGATTGAGTCCATATTGCATGAATATTGTATGTATAGATATGGTGGAAAATTAAAGCTAGATAAAGATAATTTTGATGTAACTTATTCACCTGGAGTCTATAGTAAGAGTTTTCACTCCACTTACAAGGAGTTATTAAGTAAAATTGAAGAACTGGCTAAAAATCCAAAAAATGAATTTTTAATGAATCAATTAAAAATGTTTTATGAAAAAAGTGTTGTTAATACCATAGCCGGAAAAGATTTGCTAAATTTACAAGACAGGATTTAATAATGAATTTCTTAATTTTACTGATAATTTCTATTACATTTTATTTTTTTGGAAAAATACACTCCAGAGTTAATAGAGCCGCAGAAACCATTTTGCTTGTCGATACAATAGTGAAGATTGATAAAAAACTATCTTTATATGGTAGAAGCATACAACAACTATCCACAAAAGAAATAATGATGGAAATTATGAAAGAATTAAAAATGGAACTATTACGTTAGTTATTAAATTTTTGGATTGTCTTATATTATAACAATATGTATTGTAAGATGTTTAAAAATGGTGTATATTACATCATAAGATGATATTAATTATGGAGAAAATTTGTGATACTAATAGATTTTAATCAAACTCTCATATCTAATTTGATGTCGCAAATTAGTTCCAATCCAAACGCCGAATTATCCGAGAGCTTAATCAGACACATGGTACTATCTTCTATATTATCATATAAGAAGAAATTTTCTGAAGATTATGGTAGGATGATATTTTGCGCCGATGATAGAAAGTATTGGAGAAAAGAAGTTTTCCCATTCTATAAAGCAAACAGAAAAAAGTCCCGAGACGCCTCTAAGTTTGATTGGAATTTAATATTCGGAACTTTAAACAAGATACGAGATGAAATTAAAACCATTTTTCCCTATCTTGTTATACAGGTAGAAGGTGCTGAGGCTGATGACATAATCGGAACTTTGGTTAAATACTCGCAAACAAATGAATTGAATTCTGTCAGCTCATCTTTAGATCCAGATCCTCAAAAAGTATTGATACTTTCAGGTGATAAAGACTTTGTTCAATTACAAAAATATTCCAATGTGTGTCAATATTCTCCTATGCAAAAAAGATATTTGACTACCGATAATCCCAGGAGAACATTGTTGGAGCATATATTAATCGGCGATTCTGGAGATGGAATACCTAACTTCTTATCTTCCGACACAGTTTTCATAAATGAAGATATGCGGCAGAAACCTATTAGAAGAGATAGACTAGAAACTTGGCTTTCATTAGAAGATCCAATCAAGTTTTGTGATGAGAATATGTTGCGAAATTTTAAACGTAATGAGCAATTAATTAATTTGGATTATATCCCAGTTGACATTCAAACTAAAATAATTGAGTGCTATCAAGCAGGTCCTAAAGGTGACAGGAAAAATTTACTAAATTACTTTGTAGAGAATAAATTGAAATACTTATTGGATAGTATTTCAGAATTTTGAGGATATTTATGGCTAAAATGAGTATAGCAGAAGTTGTAACTGAATTGCAAAAATGTCAAACCAAAACGGAGAGAATTAATATATTAAAATCCAATGATTCGTCCGCTTTGAGAGGACTTTTAAGAATGAATTACGATGCAAATTTAAAGTTGTCTTTGCCTGAAGGAGTTCCACCATATAAAAAGGCTGATGTTCCTCAGGGTTTTGGTGAATCAACCTTATTAAGTACGGCTAAAGGATGGTATATATTTACTCAGCAAGGGGCTCCAAACCTAAAACAGTCGAAAAGAGAGTATCTATATATAAAACTTTTGGAAAGTTTAGATCCTGTAGAAGCAAATATTTTTATTTTGGCTAAAGATAAAAAGCTGGATCTAGGACTTACAAAACTTGTGATAAATGAGATATTTCCAGATTTAATTCAAGCTGAGAGTGTCAAAAATGACAATAAAGAAAAGCCCAAAAAAGTCTCAACCAAATCTACCTCTAAGAGCGATGGTAAAGGTGTACGAGATAATATTGACGTTTGATACTGTTAAATCCAACGAAGAAATCCCTAAAGAGATAGAGCAGTTAATATTAAAGATAAACAGTATATTATCAAGAAATATAATGGATTCTTTGCCGCAAATTTATATTGACTCGGACAAAAAATCCAAAATATCTATAGTTCCTATTAAAAATGAAGATGATTAGGGCTTCTTTCTTGTTGAAACTGACTTCTTGGCTGGAGACTTAGTGGTGGATGGAGTCTTAACTTTAGTTTCTACTACTGAAACTTCCTCGACTTTTTTGCAAGATGTCTTGGTGCAGCAAACCTGCTTTTTTAAACCTAGTTTAGCTAGAATATTCAATACAAGTTCTTTAATTTTCATAAATCTTTCCTACTAATGTTATTTACCTAAAATCACATTTGTGATACATTATTTATATATAGTAATATCAGTTAATTTCTAAGGAAATCTATGCCAACCTATGAATACAAATGCTCCAAGTGTGAATATTGTTTCGATGAATTATTGAGCATATCCGAAAGAAAAACTCCTGAAACCAAGCCATGTCCAAAATGCAGTGAACAAAACTCCGTGGAAATGTTAATAGGAAGTCCATCTCTGGTCAGTCCATTCAGAATGGATGGATTAAAAAAGCCACAACCTCAATTCAAAGAACGTATGCAACAAATTAAAGCTGGGCTAGGCAAATCTCACAACTTAAAGGATCATTACTAATGAGTAAAAGAAATAAAAACAATGAGGCTGAGCCGGTAGAGGAAAGTATAATTGAAGAGGTACGAGATGACTATAGACGACAAAAGAAAATACTTAAACACAATTTTCATCTTTCTCAAATAAAACCATTAACTGATAATCAGGAAAATGCTTTTCACGCCAACGGTTCAGGAAAACATTTGTTATTGTTTGGTGTTGCTGGAACAGGAAAAACTTTTTTAGGATCTTATTTTGCTCTAAACGATTTACTTTCAGGGCTGGCAAAAAAAATTATTATTATCCGAAGTGCTGTTACAACCAGAGACCAGGGATTTTTGCCTGGAACTTTGCAAGAGAAAATGGCACTATATGAATCTCCATATCGAGATATTTTTTCTTCGTTGTGTGGTGGAAGAAGAGATGTTTATGATTTGTTAAAGAAGAAAGGATATATGGAATTTATGTCCACTTCTTTTATTAGAGGAGTCACTTTTGATGATGCAATAATTATAGTGGATGAAATCCAGAATTGTACGGATCACGAAATAAATTCCATATTGACCAGAGTTGGTAATAATACCAGAGTCATACTTTGTGGAGATTATAGACAAGATGATTTAAAAATGACAGGTAAGAAAAGTCAAGAATCTGGAATGTTATCCTTAATTAAAGTGGCTTATGCTATGAAGTGTTTTTCTTGCATAGAATTTAGTGTCCAAGATATTGTAAGATCCGGATTTTGTAAAGATTATATTATTACCAGAATAAATTTAGGACTTGATTAGTAATTGTTTGTTGTGAGATTTTGTAATGAGTGTAAAGTTAATATCGTATAGTCAACCATCGGAAGAGCTTTTGCAATTAGAAGTTGTAAATGCTCAAGAATTAATTGCCTTTTGTGCTAGAGTTAGTAATCCATCTAATCAATTTAATAAAGAAACTTCTGAAAAATTGATTAGATACTTGATAAAACATGCACACTGGAGCCCATTGGAAATGGTTTCTGCATGTATAGAAATAGAAACTACCAGAGATATCGCCAGACAAATTTTACGACACAGAAGTTTTAGCTTCCAGGAATTTAGTCAGAGATATGCTGACCCAACAAAAGATTTGTCATTTGTTTTGCGTGAAGCTAGATTTCAAGATCCAAAGAATCGTCAAAATAGTGTTGAATTGGAAGATTCCGAAAAAAATAATTTAATAAAAAACGAGTGGTTAAAAAGACAATCTGCTATAATAGAGCTTGTTAAGCAATCTTATTCTTGGGCTATAGAAAATGGAATAGCAAAGGAGCAGGCAAGAGCAATTCTTCCGGAAGGAAATACCATGAGTAGGTTGTATATGAATGGAACTCTTCGTTCGTGGATTCATTTTATACAATTAAGAAGCGGAAACGGAACTCAAAAAGAACATCAAGAAATTGCAATTTGCTGCGCTAATGTTATAAGTAAAATATTTCCCATGGCTCAATCATTAGCGAGTGAGTAAAGCATGAAAAATAATGGAATAAAATACGATCAAAATAAAATACGATGGGATTTACTACCATTTGATGCAATATCTGAAATAGCCAAGGTAATGACCTTAGGTGCAATCAAGTATGAGCCTAGAAACTGGGAAAAAGGCATGAATTGGTCCAGAGGATTCGGAGCAATTCAACGACATTTGACTTCTTGGTTTCATGGTCAGGATTTAGACAATGAAACCAGACTATCTCATCTAGCTCATGCAGGCTGTTGCTTATTTTTTATGCTAGCCTGGGAACTGCGAGATGTTGGATTGGATGATAGACCTAAACTTGAACAAAAAGTTTTGGATAAAATGGCTAATGCCGATTTTATGCAAAGCATATTTCAAATGATGAATGAGTTTAAGTCTGGAGATTCAAGTCATGAAACCTAATTTAGAGTTGGTTTCCAATACCTTATTCGAGTCTGGCTCTTTGAAGATGACGTTATCTTCATCTGAGGACTTTTGTAATAAAATTTTAAATGCATATCAAATTTTGAATTCCTGCATATTATCCGGCGGAACAATATACTCCTGCGGCAACGGTGGATCTACCTGCGATTCTATGCATCTTACCCAAGAATTGGTTGCTAGATATAAAAAAACCAGGCCTGGAATAAAAGCCATGCATTTTGCTGATTCAGCCACTATTACTTGCTGGTCAAACGACGTTAGTTTTTTGGATGTATTTAAAAGATGTGCTGAAACCTTCTGCACAGATAAAGATGTGCTTATAGCTATATCTACCTCAGGAAACTCACCCAATGTCTTGGTAGCAGCGGAGGAAGCTAGACTGCGAGGCAGTAAGATTATAGCTCTAACTGGTCGTGATGGAGGAGCATTGACAAAGTTAGCTGATGTTGCTATAATAGTTCCATCAGAAAAGACCGAAAGAATACAAGAATGTCATATATCCATAATTCATATTTTATGCGACTTATTGGAATCATAAATACTGATACTATTTTATAACTTCTTAGGATACCTATGAACGATATCAATTTATTAAAGAATCGACTTGTTAAACTTTCTGGAATAAAAGAGAGTTTTGTTATAGATAAAATAGGGCAAAAAGGAATAAACGGAGCTGACGGTTGGGTAAAAATTAAAAATGCCAGTGCTCAGAGTCGAGCTTTGTGGTTGCCAGATGCCGATGATGTTGCGTTTTTTGGAAAATCCGAATTGAAAAAGGTTTACCGATTTTATGTTAGTGACAACCCACCTAGTCATCCCTCTTCCACTGGAGGAACTGGCTTGGTTAAATTAGACGTAAACGCTGGAACAATTCAATTTTTGGATCAACAAAAATATGTAGCTAACGACCAGAAATTGACTGGATCTTGGGGTCGCACCTATAAAATTGACTCGGTTACAGTATTTAATAAAAAGTTCTTGGAAAATCAATAATACTATTGACTGTTGAGTAGTTCTCCTATATACTAAAATTAAATAAGGGCCTGTGTAGATTCGACAAACTATAGAAACTATACGCCTACAACACGATGATGGTTCTTGGCATCGTAATAAATGAACCAAAATCTAAGTGCAAACTTTGATTCTTTTGATTACGCCTTAGCTGCATAATCCGTGGCTTATAGATGTTCTGCTAGTTACTCTATAGGTTGCGAAAGTCAAACTAGCGGTGCTCACAGATAACCATCCGTTATGTGAGGTTAAAACCTAAACTTGGGTGCGAAAGCTGGTTGACCAGCTCCTTGTGACTGAGTGTTGTCTAAACTGAATGTCAACGGGGTTAAGGGCTTGGAAAGCCAGAAAGTTTAGACTATTGTTGTATATGGCTATGAGAGAGAATAGTTTGAACATCGGGTGCGACTCCCGATCAGGTCCACCATTTTATTGCGCTTATCTATGAAAATTATAACGCTGGTTGATTTAAATAAAAAGATAGAAGTTAATAGTAGCAAAGATTTAATTGCCACTCTTGACTTGAGTCCCAAGATATTTTATAATGCATATCATTCAGCAATATTTAATAGGTTTGATACATTATGGGCATACACCACCAAAAAAATGATATGCCTATTTACCAGTAAAACTGAGGCTCTTTATTTTTATAGAAATTTAAAATGAGATTTGAAACATTTGGAAATAACCAATTTGAAATTGACCTTCTAAATTGCAAAATATTACCTGAACTAATACGGGACCAGAAATTTGCAACAAAATTATATGAGACACTGTGTAATCACATATTCATTAAAGGCTGCCATGAGTTTTTTCCTTCTTGGAGATATGCCGCTGGAGTTGTAGCATATTTAAGAAACGTCTTTTTTAACCTAGATGAAGACTACCTTGACTTCTATTTGTCAGGAAAAGAAGGATTTGTGCACCAAGAAATAGAAGAAATTCTAAAAAAACTTGATTGGACAATAAAAAAACCATAAATTTTACGGATAATATGTGTAGGTTCCAGTAAAGTCTAAGCAGTGTTTAGGTAGTACCTTTATTAAAATTTAAAAAGTTGATATTGTGAGGTTGAATGAAATGAATAATGATTCATCCAATAAATTTAATATATCCGACATTAAATTTAATGGACACAATTACGATAACGATTTTTGTCAGGATGTTTTGTCAGATTCTATAATTATTTCCAAAATTCAAGACCAAGAGTTTTCTAAGAAATTTTACGGATCTCTTTGCAATACCGATTGGTACAAAGGAGATCCAAATAATTCAATCTCTAAATTTTCTTGTAGCTGGAGATATGCTGGTGGGTTCGTGGCTAGTATAAGAGGAAATACAGATTTTTTTAATTACATGGATTTTTATTGTTGCGGAACAGAAGGTGAAGATTTTGAAGAGGTGAATGTTGAATTAAATCGTTTGGGTTGGAAAAAGTGTAACACGATATCATTGACAGGATTTTAAAAAGCAGATATAATTGCCATTATAAATAAGTCCACAGTTTTAATGAAGTAATCAGCCCTATTTCAACCATCACGATTTCCGGTAGCGCATAAACGGAGTCAGCCTATGGAAGACCTAGGATTCTGAATACAACTGAGCTAAAAGCGTACTGTAGGATACACTGTATGGCGCATTTGCACCTGACGAGCCCAAAAGGGCGAAACAGTAGATAGACATAGGCTTCCTTGTGGTTGCTTCCCTGTCTATCTCTGTCGTGCAATCTTAACCATTAAGAACTAATAAATCGCTTCTTGTTGCCATTAATTTTTGAGGATATATTGCAACTCTGGCTCCGCTATATCTTTTTCCTTTATAGTCAAATCCTCGCCCTGCTCTAAATGTCGCGCCCAACACAGGTAAATATCCTCCCGTAAAGTGTGATAAATCTCCCGACAAACTCATGTGACTTGAAAATGTCATTTCATACACATCAGCCTTTACCTGTTTGAACATTGGTTTTCCTTGTCCTATTAATTGAGTGTGTTGAATTGAGAAGTCCTTTCCATAATCGGGACCATATATTGACATATTAGCTAAAGTTTTATCATTAAAATTCATCATTATAGGATTGGGAAGTTTACTGCTATTTCCAATATTTTCAGCCACGGCTTTTAAAAACTTCTGAACAATTTTATTTTGGTTTATATTTTCTCCAGCTTGCTCGGATAATCCACCATACTGCTGAAATGCTTCAGGACCACCTTCTTTTTTATGAGATACAAATATTGATCCTTTTGCTAAAGGGTTATTTTTATCAGCACAAATTATTATATCTGCCTTTGGATCTCCTTTTACCCCGGCTTTTTGCTTTATTGCTTTATCTACCTTTATTGCAAATGCCATATTTTTATATGTGGTGGAATCTCCTTTTAATTTTATGTCTATTTTTCCACCAGCTTTTTTTATAAAAGAGTTTATTCCATCAACCACTTCATCTTCATATTGAGTTCCATTTCCTCCGGTGGGTTTTCTTATTTTGTTTATTGGGAAAAAGCCGGTGGAAGATAGTAT